GCATTCGGCGCGGTGAAGGTGGATAATAGCACAATTCAAGCAATCGCCGGCGTCATCGCAACAAAGCCGGTAGCGTTGTTTGTGACGTTGAATGTGGATCAGGCGGTGACGAATGGCGTAGAGACGGTAATTCTGTTCAACATCATCGGAATCGACACGCTAGGCTCCTATGCCGCAGGCACCGGGCGCTTTACGCCGACAAAAGCAGGGACGTGGTTTTTCTTTACCGGCAGCCGCGGCGCCGTCGTCACTACCATGGGTTTTTACCAAAGCCGGCTTAGAAAAAATGGCGCCGCGAACAGTATTGCCAATGCTGCTTCGTTAACTCAATTCCCAAATCTTTCAGCCGCCGCCTATAATTTCACAGTGATCGCGATGAACGGCACTACGGACTATATCGACATCACGGGAAACGTGAACGGGACCGGCGGAACAGACACCATCACTGGGAGCGGCCAGGCTTTTTTCGGCGGCTTTTTCCTAGGAACTTAAAGGACAACTCCAATGACCAGCACTCTGATTACCGCCTATATGGGACAAGGCCTGCTCGCCGCGCGCCCCGCTACTCCGCTGATCGCGACTGGCACCTTTGGCTACTATTACGCCACCGACAACAGCACGCTCTATATTTATGCCGGCGGCGTATGGAGCATTTTCGGCAGTGGAAACGGAGCCAACATCACTTATGTGCCAGCGGGTGGCGGTTTCAATACTACGAGCGCCGCTACCGCATGTCAGGGAACGCCCTTTAATCCCTCGCTGACATTGAAGTTTTTCAAAGCCGTTTCGATTTTAAGCACCGTCGCGGGTGCGACATATAAGGTGGGTTTTGCGCCGTGGGATACCGTTAACAAAAAAGTGCTTTCGGCGCCGACCTATTCTAACACGGTCACTGCGGCTTTTACCGGTGCGAGCCAAGCGCTCATGTTCGATTTTGCCACACAGCAAACAGCCACCGCGGGCACAGATTACATTTTGTTCTACATGCGTACTGACAGCACTGCCAATGTGTCCATAACGTTCAACTACTGCACTGATGCCGTTGTCGGACCCGGCTACTTTCGCAGTGTTGTGGCAGGCGCCCTTGCGGAACTGGCGTCCCTAGCGCCCACTACCTCGGACGTTTGGACTACCGGTAATAATCCTCTCATGTGCTTGCCTGTTTACACGCTATGATCGAGCAGCAGGTGCGCCTCCTCAATTTCGTGGCGAACCAGCCAGAGGTGCTGAAACAAATCGCGCCCGGCTGTAAAGCCGTTGATTTGGCTCGTTATTTGGACGCGCCCGGGACGCTACTATACGGCAATGAGGACGGAGTTCTGCTGTTCGTGCGCGACATAGAACGCCGCTACGAAGGCCATTACATGTTCACCGACACGGCGAGACGACGCGATATAGTGGCGCTGTGCCGTCGCGCCATAACTGACGTGTTTACAAAGCATGGCGCCTCGGCTATTAAAGGCGTCACCCCTCGCGGTAATCTTGGCGCTCGCGCCATGAATCGCGCTCTTGGCCTCCTGCCGTGCGGAATAACCACCGACACAGCGGGGCGGGACTGCATCCGTTACATCCTGGAGCGAAAATCGTGGCAAGCCTCATTGGGCCGGCAATCGGCATAGGGTCCGCGCTGTTGGGCGGCGGCAGCTCCAGCAACAGCGGAGCGCCGGGCCTGGACTTGACCGGCTACAACTATCTGACCAAGGGCGCGGGCGCGTCCACCATCACGGGCGCGCAGGACCGCGGAAACGCAGCCGGCGCCGGTGCGCAGGCGTCGCAGGATCAGCAGGCGGAGCTGCTGGGCACCAAGCCGGTCACGGATCAGACAAAGACCGCGTTCAACAACTACCTGAACAGCACCGGCTACAACTTCAACATGGACCAGGGCACGCGCGCCATTACCGGCAGCGCTGCCGCACGCGGGCTGCTGAACAGCGGCTCCACGGCCAAGGCCCTGACGCAGTACGGCCAGAATCTCGGCAGCTCCTATTTCAACAATTATCTGGGCCAGGTGAGCAATCTCAACACCCAGCAGTCCAACACCGCGGGCCAGGGCATCAATGCCACGGTGTCGGCCGGCTCCGCAGGGACGCAGGGCGGCGTGGCCGCGGGACAGAACACCCAGTCCGGCGCGGATACCATGGGCGGAGCGATCGCCACCGCGGGCGGCATTGCCGCCGGCGCCATAAATAACTGGCTGGCACCCAAACCGGCACCGAACACAGGCCAGCCCTCCGGCGCTGCGAACGGATGGAATTAATGGCTGACATTGGAAATTCTTTGAATCAAGGTGCCGAATTCGCCCGCGGGCTTGCTGCGGACGAACGGAAAACTGCGGCTTACAACGCACTATCCAACGCTTACGGCGTGGCCCTGGCCGGCGATCCCGACACCACCATTAAAGCGCAGGAATTCCAGCAGCGCGAACAGACCAACCCCATTGCCGTGCAGCAAGCACAGGCGACGCTCGCCGGCACCGGCCTGGAAAATACCGGCAAGGCGCAGGAAAATGATTTCAACGCGCTGGCCAACCCGAAAAAGCTGACCGGCCTGGACCTGACTAATACCGGCACGGAAGCCACCACGGCCCAGACCAAGGCCAACACCACCCGCACCAACGCGCTGCTGCCCGGTGAAGTGGCACAACAGGGAGCTACCCTAGCCGGGACACGCGCCCAGACCGGTTTGACCGGCGCAGAGACCGCGCACGCGAACGTTGAAACCCAGCAGGGCAAGCTCGCGCTGAACACGGCCGAAGCCGCGCAGCAGCGCACCAGCGCCATGGGAATCCTGGCATCGCTGTCCGACACCGCCAGCGCCGGCGGCGACATTGGCGCGCAATTCGACAAGCTCGCGCCACTCATTGCGAAATATGAAGGCGTGGACCCATCCCACCTGCCGCAGCTCCGCGAAGCGCTGGTGCGCGATCCTGTGGGCACCATCAACCAGCTTTCCACCGGCATTCAGGCGGCGAACCTGGCTGCGCAAGGTGCGGGCGGCAAGAGCACGGCCGGCGCGCTCAACATGATGAAATTTTCTGCCGGGCAAATGAGCCTCAAGGATGGCCTGAACTTCACCGCGCAGCGCACCGGCGCCGTGCCGGACCTGGTTAATCAAATGGCCGCCTTGGCTAAACCTGGGGCTATGTCCACCATTGCCACCGTGCGCGTGGCCAAGGCCCACATTCCCGGCACGCCGGAATATCAGTTTCAGGCTTTGGTGGAACAGCTCAAGCCGAACCTGTCGCTGGATGACCTGCGCAATCTCAAAGCGTCCGGTATGTCCATGGGGCGCATCACAAACCAGGAAATGAGCATGGCCGGCAATGCCGTGGCCAACATGGACCTTGGGCAAGACCTGTCCACCCTAAGCGCCAATCTCAAGCGCATCGGCACCACCTATGACATTGTGAACAAAGACCTACAGGCGCAAATCGCGCGCATCGGCTCCGGTGGCGGCATGCCTGGTGTCCCGCATGCGACGCAGCCCAAGGCGGCACAGTTTCAGGAGGGCGTGGTTTACACCGATGCTCAGGGCAACAAAGCAGCTTACAGGGGCGGCAAGTTCGTGCCGGTGCAATAATGCCTTTTGATCCCACCACCGCGCGCCCTGTTGGCGGCGGCTTCGATCCCACCAGCGCCGCACCGGCTCAGCAGCCGCAGGCCGCGCCGCAAGCGCCCCAGCAGGACACCGGGCCGCAGGGCATGGTTCAGGCTGCCGGCGATATGCTGTTCACGGCGCTGCACGGCGCCGCGGACACCGCCACATTTGGCCTGGCTGACAAAGCCAGCGCTGGGCTCGCGCATCTGATTTCGCCGGCCACCGGACAGCCGATGTCCTATGATGAAGCCTATTCCAAAATTCAGGCGAACAATGCCGCGCGCACCGGCCGCAACCCCGTGTCCGCTGTCGTGGGCGATGTCGCTGGCATGGCGGCGGGCGCTGGCGGTATCGTGAAAGCCGCCGGCAAGATTCCCGTAGCAGCTCGCGCGATGGAAGCTCTGGCACCTGTCGCCAACCAACCGGTGCGCAACGTGGCCAAGGCTGCGCTCGCCGCCGGTGCCGGCTCTGGTGCCCTCACGGCCGCTGATGGCGCGATCCGCAACGGCGAAATAAACCCGGACAGCGTAATCACCAATACCGCCGTGGGCGCCGTTGTCGGCCCAATCGCGTCCAAGGTGGGAACGGCGATCGCGCGGGGCGTGCAGAACAGCTCCACCAAGGCCATGCAGGTGCTCGCGGACAAGATTGGCGAGCCCATCGCTGTGCTCCAGCGCGCCTATGACAACTTCTCCGCCGCCACCGGCCGCGTTCCTACCATGGCGGAGATCGTTGGCATGCGTTCGCAGGGTGAGCTTAAGCAGCTCGCGGCGAACAATCCCGTGGTGCAGGAAGCTGTGAACACGGCCGCGGATACCTCCGCCGCCCAGCGTCCCCGCGCCTTGGCACAAGCCGTTGAAAACGCTGGTGGACCGGCTCAGGACATCAACCAGCTTGTTCAAGCCCGGACGCAGCGCATGACGCAGGCCATGGACCCGATTCGCAACACGCCAGCCAGCATCACCAATTCCGACACCGGATTGCTCAATGACCCGCGCGTGCGCCAGGCGATCCGCCCGGACCCGAATTTGTCGCAGCGGGTGCGCGACGCGATCGCGGACGCGGACGCCTCCGGCACCACCGATATGCTGACCATTGACGACATAGACAGCATCCGCAAAAGCATCCGCGGGCGTCAGTCTGCGTTCGCCAACCCTGCCAATTCTGCGCACAACCCGCACATGGCGGAGCAGTTCGGCAACCTGGCGGACAATATCGGCGCGCTGGGCACTTCGTCCGAACCGGCTTACCAGGATGCGCTGGATCAGTTCACGCGTGACAGCCACTATATCGCCGGCTTCAAACACGGCAACGCTGGTAAGACCATTGGCCAGGCTGACCGCGCCGACCTTATCCGTGCCCTCAATGAGCCGGAAGGTGTTGCGGGACACCAAGCCGGTATCGTGAGCCGCACGGGGGACGCCGCCGCCGCGTCGCCGGACAGTGCCACACGCACCGCTGCGCAGCTCGCCGCCGGCGGTGGAGAGACAGCAAACCTGCGCGTCGCCGTTGGCCAGCCGGGCTTTGAGCGCGTCCAGGCCGCGGCCGATGCGGAAAACCGAGGCGCCACTGCGTTGGACACCATCCGCGGCAGTGTGAATCCGGTGGAAACCGGTGTGAAAGGCGCGCAGGTGGCGCAGGCTGTCGGCGCCGCCGGCGCACACTCACCCACCGGCATGCTGTTCCATTTGTCGCGCGTGATCCCCAGTTTCAGCAAAACACTGAGCCCGGCGGTGCAGCGTCAGGTGGCGCGCTACCTCGCTGATCCCTCTATGACACAGCAGGGTATCAACCTGTTGCGTCGTGCAGGTGCAACAGACACAGAACTGCGCAAGCTGGCGGTTGCGCTGTCGGCCAATGCTGGCCTAAATACCGCTGCTACGCTTGGACAATAAACGTGTCATGAACCCTGTTGTGCAAAAAATATCGGACAGCGCGCCCATCGCCACCTATGGCGGCGGCGCTGCATCCGTGGCATTCTGGGGTCTCCAGGTGAATGAGATTTGTGCAATAATCTCAACAATAGTGGCCGTTATTGGCCTGGCGCTCCAAATTTATGTCTCCTGGCACCGCATGCGGCGCTCTAAGGCGCTTGACAAGCACTAAGACACGTCTCAGTGTCACGCCCTGTAAGGGACGTAACCAGGAGACACGGCTTTGGCACAACGCACACTCACGTACGCGGAAATTCGCTCTACAGCGGCCTCTCACAACAAACTTTCCGGCAACATCACACAAATGGCCCTCGACATGGGCCTTGCGCGTTCAACGGTTCAGAACCGGCAGCGCGCAGGAAAGCGCCTGTACCCCAAGCTTTTCAAGGAATTCGCGCCCATAAAGGGGGGTACGCCTGCGGAAGGAAAGCCGCAGACTATTGGCGATCACGTCCAAATTCACCGCGCCGTCACCGACGCCAGCCTATCGCGCGCCCGACTTAAAGACGCTGCAAAGCGCATCGCTGACCTGGAGGACCGTATCAAAGACCTGGAGTGGGGCGCGAAGGCGTCGTTCAAACCAGCGGAATGGTCTCTGGAGCCGCGCACGGATCGCAAGCGCGAGCACATGCCCTACCTCCTCACCAGCGATTTCCAAGCTGGCGAAGTCATCCGCGAGGAGGAGACAGAAGCCGGCTACGGCTACAACCGCGAAATCTTCTGCCAGCGCTATCGGCGGATGATCAATACCACCATTTACCTGAGCTTCAACCACGGCGGCCAGGGCTGGACGTATCCCGGGATTATCTATTCCCGCGGCGGCGACACCATCAGCGGTGGCATTCACGAGGAGCTGCAAGACACGGACGACATGACGCCGATCGAGGCGGTCCAGTGCGTGTTTGAGGAGGAGTCGGCCGGCATCACCAAGCTGGCGGAAGCTTTCGGCAAGGTGGACGTAAAGACCCCCGGCAGCGCCGGCAACCATGACCGCAACACACACAAGCCGCGCACCAAGACCGCCGCCGCGCACAGCTACGACACGCTCATTGCGTACATGCTGCGCCACCACTTCAACAAGGATAAGCGCGTCACTTTCCAAACCAGCGAATCCTTTGACGTGCGGTTCAACATCTATGCCCGCCGTATTATCCTCACCCACGGCGACCGCATGGGCTCCAGCGGCGGCCAGGGCTTCATTGGCCCGATGGCAACCATCATGCGCGGCGCGCAGAAGGTCATCCAGGAACAGGCAGCGCTTGGTTTCCCGGTTGACGAAGTGCATCACGGCCATTTCCACACCCCCGGTTATCTGGGCTGGGTAATGTCGAATGGCTGCCTGCCGGGCTACAGCGAATACGCCAAGCAATACAGAATGCGCCCTAGTCCACCCCAGCAGACCTTGGCCTACTACCACGCCAAGCGCGGCCTGGTGGACCTTAAGCCCCTCACGCTGGTGGGCTGATGCTCCGCGCAATCATCGCCTCTGCGATCCCGGTTGAGATTGGCGCAGCCCTGTGGCTGGCCGGGCCTTGTGAAATCGCCTCCGCGGCGCTCGCCGTCGTGGCCGTTCTTTCAATCCTCTTTGTTGGAGACCGCTATGCCAAAACTGAAAACACAGAGTACTGAGCCCAAGACCGCCGGCGATTTGCAGCCGGGCGGTAACGCCCGCGCCATGCTCTTTAACCAGGTGCAGCGCATTGAGCGGCTGGAGGAGGAAATCTCCGGCCTGAGTGAGGATAAAAAGGAAGTCTACGCCGAATCTAAGGGCATGGGCTTTGACACCGCGATTCTCCGCAAGGTGATTTCGCGGCGCAAGCACAACGCATCCGACGTGAAGGAAGCGGACGACATCCTGGACCTTTACGAAACCACGATTGCCGCGGCCGAAAAGGACGAACTGGCTCAGTCCGAAGCGGACGGCGAGTAATGCTGGTTATCCCGGAGCACAAAACCATCCTGATTCTGCCCCCGCGCACGGGCAGCAGCACGCTCCACAACGCCGTGGCCGCGTGCTGCCCCAGGGCTTTCATGCTCTATCGCCATGCAGAAGTGGATGCGATCCCGCCGGGGTATGAAGGATACCGCGTCACTGGGTTCGTCCGCCACCCGCTGGCCCGCATGTGGAGCCTCTACAAGTACTGCGCCACCCTGGACGCTCGCCACAGCGCGAGCTGGGTTCAGGCGGACGTGCTGCGCGTCGTGGAAAGCGTCCAGCAGTTCAAGGGCTTTGAGGACTGGCTGCTGAACTGCACGGAGCATCTGCTGCCCAGCGGCAACCCGCACCCCCAGCTTTATCAGCTTCACCGTATCCCCGAGAACCGTAAATCGCAGGCGATCTATCTGCGGCCCGATCTTGGAACGGAAATCGTGCCGTTCAGCGACCTGGACGAGTGGATGGATTTTGTTGGCCTGCCGGCGCTGCACAAAAACGCGTCGCCGCCGCGGCCCATCCCGCCCACCACACCCGCGATTGAAAAGCACCTGGCCGCCTATATGGGCTGGGAGCTGTCGCTAGGACTGGAAGTCACATGATGATGTTCGGCCTGGCGTTCGTGGCTTCCTTCACCTTCATTTTCTTGAAGGCGTTTCAGCAGCTCAACGTCGTCCACAAACAATATCTGCTCGTAATCCCCACCAGCATGGCGATGTCCGCCTGCGAAATCGGAATTGTGGCCCTGGTGATCCATCAGGGCTGGGGCTGGCTGGTGATTTTCACCGGCGCCGGCGGCGGCCTTGGCTGCGTCGTCGCCATGTATCTCCACACCTTCACCAACAAAAAGGCATAGTCATGTATTGCTCCCCGCTAGGACCAAACCCAAATCCGCCCATGGGCCGTTGTGACGAGCACGGTCCTTTTTGGACTATCAGCTGCGGGCAGTGCGCGGTTAAGCGTGTGCCCCGTTATGAGGATCAGGAGCGCTATAGATTCTGCAAAGTTACCGGGATTCACGAAAGCGAATGTCTCTGCGCCGGCTGCGCGCCGAAGCACCAGTTCAGCGCTACCGGCCACAAGGGGCGCTATGGTCTGCCCACCGGCCGCGAGGAACGCAAGGCCATTCCGATGGCCACCGGCCTACTGGACTATTTCCCGCTGGCGCTGGCGTCCGTCGCCATGCTGTCCAAGGTGGGGAACGATCAGCACAACCCGGGCCAGCCTCTTCACTGGAGCCGGGAAAAGTCCAATGACCATGCTGACACGGCGCTGCGCCACCTAACAGAGCGCGGGAGCCGCGACACGGACAAGGTTCGCCACATGACCAAGGCGGCCTGGCGTGCCCTGGCTGCGCTCCAGATTGAAATTGAAAACGACGGTGGCGCGCTGTGACCTTGCACATGACGCCCACGCCCTGGCTCTACGATTTCCTCAAGAGCTATGAGCGCTTCCGCCCCACCGCCTACGCTGCCACGCCCAAGGAAAAGGCCAAGGGCATCTGGACAATCGGCTACGGCCACACCAAGGGCGTGAAGGAAGGTGACACCTGCACCATGGCGGAAGCCCTAGAGTGGCTTCATGACGACGTAGCGGAGGCTGTGCTGGAGGTGTGCCGCCTGGTGTCGGTGCCGCTGACACAGAACCAATTTGACGCGCTGGTGTCGCTCGTTTTCAACGTCGGCCCGGACCCGCTGCACATGACACTTGGTCACAAGCTGAACGCCGGAGACTACGCCGGCGCTCATGGCGAGTTCACGAAATGGGACCACCAGGGCGGCCAGTGGGTGCGCGGGCTGGATGTTCGCAGGGATGCAGAAGCCGCGCGCTTCGTTGCTCCGGTATGAGCACGCCGCTCATTATCCTGGTGACGCTGATCTATGCCGCGATCGCGGCGGACCTTGCCCGCAAGGGCGAGTGGATGGGCGTTACGTTCGCCGGCTACGCCGTGGCCAACATAGGAATCATCTTGAGTCTGCCAAAATGACAGGGCTTAAGGACCGTAACACCCTGGCCGAGCTGGCCGAATTCTGGGGCTGTTCCTATCGCACGGTGAAACGGCGTGTCGCCGCGGGGTCACTTCCTTGCATCCGCAGCGGCCGGATTGTAAGGGTAACGCGGGAACAAGTCCTGGAGTTTGAGGGGAAATGCGGCTCTGGCAGCACAAAAACGGCATCCACTATATCCTTTATGGGCCTGAGCTTAAGCGAAGGGTTTCAACGGGGACGCGTGATCGCCGGCAGGCTGAACAGTATCTCGCCCAGTTCATCCTTGGGAGCCAAACGCCAAAAGTCGAAAGCCCCACTGTCGCCTACATCCTAGACCACTACCGCGACCATCATGGCCCTGAAGTACGCGCGGTGGGCGCCATGGGATACGGCATCCGGGCGCTCAAGCGCCACCTGGGCACCAGCCGGCCGGAAACTCTCATGCCCACAGATTTCAAGTCCTATGCCCGGTCGCGCAAGCGTGAGGGTGTCGGGAACGGCACCATCCTACGGGAAATGGGCATCATGCGAGCGGCCGGCGGCCACGCGATCGCCCATAAGCTACTGGCGGCGGAGCAGTGGCCGTCAAGGATCAAAAGCCCGGTCAAAAAGCCCAAGGTCAAGGAAATCTGGCTCACCAGGCCGGAGGCGTCCAAGCTCATTGCGGAGTGCAACCACCCGCACCTCTGGCTCTTTGTGAAACTGGGCCTCATGACCCTGGCGCGCTCCGCCGCGATTCTGGAGCTGCCCTGGACCGCGCCAGCCGGTCAGGCGCAGGTGATGCTGGAGCGCCGGCTGATAGACTACGGCGAGGGACACGGGAATAAGCGCCGCGCGCTGGTGCCCATCAATGACGAATTGCTAGCGGACCTACAGGCCGCCCGGCGGATCGCCCGGACCAATCATGTGATCGAATACCAAGGCCAGCCGGTCAAGTGGATTAAGAACGCCTTTGCAGGGGCCGTAGGGCGGGCGGGGCTGCCGGACACCATAACACCCCACCGGCTCCGCCATACGGGCTGTACGTGGCTTGTAGAGGACGGCGTGCCCTATGAGGTGATAGGCAAAATGGCCGGCGACACAGCCGAAACGATCGAAACCACCTACGGGCACCACCACCCCTCTTTTCTCAAGCGGGCGGCGGACACCTTACAGCTCGAAAATCGCGGGTGAATTCCCCTTACAGACTGTCAGGACCGGCGGCCCTGTGTGTCCCCTGGCGTCTATTTTGACTCCCTAAGCCATTGATTCCTATTACCGTGCTCATCCTTGGTAAGGGATAGGTCGTGAGTTCGATTCTCACCTACGGCACCATGTTTTCAATGGCTTAGCTGATGTGTAAGGTAAGAACAGCTCGCAACAACCTTTCAATGTAAGGGGAAATCATGTGGCTGAACGTCCTGGCGACCCTCTGTCTGTGTGTCCTTGGCTATGACGCGCTGCTGCTGAATCGGCGTGACGGGCCGTCAACCGCCTTGGGAATCGTCCTGGCGGGCATCGTACTTTGGGCGGTGTGGAGCTAGTGGCCGGTGGCCTTGTTCCAGGCGGCGGCCTGTTGGTCATACCAGCTCCACCAGCCGGCGAGCTGCACGCGGCACACGTCTAGAGTGCCTTCGTCGGCGGTGTGGGCGTGGGCAACGTCAGAGAGTGGGACGCCGCTAGGGTCCGCGTCACCCCCGGCGGAGGGTCCGGGAATGGGGCCGTGGCTGGCGTCGTTCCACATGCGGACAAAACCAAGAGGCACAGGGTAAGCACGATCAATCGCAGGGGTGACATGGCTGGGAATCTCCTGTTGGCGGCGGCTGGTTTCTGCGGCGGCAATCGTCACACCGCGTATGACGATTTCGCCCACATTCACGTTGATGTGGGACTGCCAGGTGACAAGGCGCACGACGGCCTTTGACTGGGCGTTGGCCTGCGATCCTTCGTGCCACGACATCACGCGCCAGGTGCCGGCGGCGCCCAGCGCGGCTGAAATCGCGATCGCGGCCAGGAACACCTGCCAATTTGCAAAGATGCTGCCCACCGCGCCGGTGGCCAGGCTAATCAGGTTTTTCAACACTGGGTTTCTCCGTCGTGGTGAGCCGCGCGCCCATGGCCAGAATCGGCGCCAGCAGCACGAATGTGGAAATGGTGGACATGACCCAGTCCGGGACATGGGAGCAAACAGCATCGGGGCACTTGGCCAGGGCCAGCTCCGCGGCGCCGGCGAGGGCCAAAACGCGCATGCTGGACCACTTCCAAGCGTGATGTGCGTCGTCCACCAGGCGGAGGTTTACGCGGCGGAGCGCTGCGGGGAGCATAGATGGTCCAACAAAAAGGCCCCGGAACCTAAGCCCCGGGGCCTTGACGTGTCAAGGTGACGTGTCGCTTAGGCGGCTTTGCCAGTGATGTAGGCATGGAACATCTTGGCCACTTCCACGATTTCATCCGGGCTTTCAGCATTGGCCACGAACTGGGGACTACAGGCCAGCTCCAGGCAGCGGGTGCGCTCATAGCGTGCCTGCTGTTCCTTCTGTTCCGCGATCTGCTCGGGTGTCGGGCCTTCTTCCCACGGCGCAACGGAGGTGTTAAGCTGGCCGCCGGGCGCAGTCACGCCAGCGCCCGTAGAACGACGTGTCCGGGTAGCACGCGGTTTTTCCGCTTCTTTGGTGTCGCCAAGATGCTCCTGCGCTGTTTCACCAGGGGCAAGCCGGGCATCGTCCTGACCATGTTCCGCCTGGATACTGGCCACTTTGTCGGCGACGTTCCCGCTGAACGCAGAGCCGCCGGTGCGCAGATTCTCCTGGATGCGCTCCTGCTGAGCGGCCGGAGCCTGCGTCTCTACTTGCGCGGGGGCAGCAGCCGCAGCCGGCTTGCCCCAACCCTTCGGTGTTACCACTTTCCCCGTGTCTGCCGGGGCATTGTCCTGGGCCGGCGCAGCGGCCGTGCCAGGACGTGACAGTTTCATAACCACTGGTTCGTTCCTTCTATCGTTCACCGCGGAGACCCCCGCGGCCAGGGCATCGGCGTTCCGCCGAATTTCAGAGTTAAGCGCTCTTAAAAGGCCGCTCTGCGTCATGTCTTTAGAGCGTAGCGCCACCAATTTTAATTCATCAATCGTGCCTTTCACCAGCAGCAGGTGGTTGAAAACCTGTCCCGCTTTGGTGCCGTCGCGCCATATGCGGCGAATAAACTGGTCGTAAAGCTCATAATCCCAAGTGATTCCGAACCATGCGACATTGCAGGCAGAGGCGCCTTGCATGTTCAAACCGTGGCCGGCGCTGGCCGGGTGAGCGCACAGCAGCGGCAGCTCGCCGCGGTTCCAAGCGGCGATCCATTCCGCCTCCTGTTTCGCCGTCGTGCCTTTGCCCAGATACGGCAGCACCTTACGGCCGGTCTCTTTGTCCACGCCGCCGAACCGCTCCAGCAGCCGCGCAAAGTCGTGGTTGAATTCGTAGGCCACCAGCAGAGGCTCGCCGTTCAGCTCCTCCAGCAAATCCTCAATGGCGTCTAGTTTCAGGTCGTGGATGTGAGAGACCTTGGCCTTATCGTCGCCCACGTACACGGCGCCATTGGCCATTTGCGATAGTTTGGAATAGCAGGCGGCACTGTTCGCCGCGGTTATGATCCCCTCCGGTAGTTGGGCGATCATGTCCTTTTTCATGCGGTCGTAGATTTTGCGTTCTGCGGGCGCCAGTTCCAGCTCATGCGGCACGCCCACCAGCGGCGGGAGCTGGGCGTAATCCTCCTCATCCATCTGGAACCAATAGGGCGCGATGCGGTCCACGATGCGCTTTTCCGCGCCGGGCATCAGGTCATATGAGAAGCCGTCCCAGCCAAGCTGGAAATACTGGTCCCGGTAGTGCGTGATGTACTTGCCCAGCGCCGCGCCGTCGTCCAGCATCAGCATTTGGCCGAACAGGTCCATATAGCCGTTGGGCGCCAGGCTGCCGGTGAGGCCCCAGCGGTACGGCACCCGGGACAGGCGCGGGCGGAGCGCTTTGCTGCGCTCACTGCTGGAGTTTTTGAATTTCGTCAGTTCGTCAATGGTGACGACATCAAAGGGCAGCGGCCGGCCGAAATACTTGCTGGCCAGCCAGTCCACGCCCTCCGGGTTTATAAGCCAAATGTCCGCGTCATCCTCCAGCCGTGCGTCCTTTTTGGGGCCGTGCAGCAGACTGAATTTAAGCTCGCGGAATTCCTCCCACTTCGCCGCCTCTTGTCGCCAAGTTTGACGGCACACGCGCAACGGAGCCACCACCAGCATGGTCTGGGCGCGGCCAGCGGCGCGCAGCTCCATGAACGCTGCCAGGGTGATTGAGGTTTTCCGACCGCCTGGGCGCAGTGGCAGACCCGCGGCGTGATTCGCTGTCAGGTGATCCACTGCCCGTTCCATGTACGGTAGCGGCACCCAAGGCGCGTAAGATGGCGCTGCGCGCCTCCGTGCTGTTGTCGCTCCAGCCCACGTCATAGCCCAGCTCCGTGAGCCGATCTATGCGGTATTGCTGGAGTGGTGACGGCCGCTGCCCGGGGCGTTTGAATTCCCAAAACAGACAGCGGCCCCCTGGTATCAGAAACATATCGTCCGGGAATGCGCGCTTCACGCCCACCCGGAATGACATACGTTGATGCTCCACGCCGAGCCCCCTCGCCCAGCGCACTACGGGGTCTCTTACTTTTGCTTCCGGCGTTGCCATAGTGGCATGATACTACGCCGCCATGAGCTTTGCGCCAAGGTGCTGTGCGAACTTCTGCACCATGGCCGCCTTGTCTGCTGAAACTTCCAGCAGAAACAGTGTCGTGGTGCCGTCCGCCGACATAACAGGCGCCATGGGCATGGAGGGTGGCAAAGCGAGCGACGCAGAGCGCGGCGTGTCGCCTAGGTGCTCCAGCGCGAACGTAGCGGCGATTTCCACCACCTTGGACACGACGTTGCTCTTGCGAGCCTTGTGTAGTGTCGTGGTGCTCACCCCTAGCTCTTTGCTGGCGCGCGTCACGCCGATTTTCTGCACCAACGCCAGCGTGTTTGTAGGCGTCGTTGTCTCGCCCTTGATTCGCCCGGCTGCCACCTTTTCGCCCTTGCCGCGGGCAGGTGCCGCCTTTTTGTGTGTTTTCATGTGTGTTAGCCCTTCTGCTAATGCACCGCAACATAGCGGCACAGGGCTGTATACTAGCACATCCTGACAAAAGTTCCCTAATTTTCGTTAAGAAACGAGATTTTATTCGTACATCCTTAACATAGATGGGAACTAACCAAACGCGCATTGGCCACCTTTTGAGCGCGAAAAGGCGCAAAACCGGCATTTATCGTTGGGGCGTGGGGCAAAAACCGTGTCGTTGAACATCTTGCCAACGCGTTTTTCAAAATCTTTTTTAATCGAGGGAATTTCGTGTTTTTGGATGTCTGCGATATCAAAAGGGTCATCTTTGGGGTTCGGCGTGTCCAGGTACGCCAGCCGGACGGTGCACTTGGTCAGGGGCTTGAATCGGCCAAACATCGCAACGGCTTGCGATTTCATTTGATCCATGTTGCTGCCGTAGCGCTTGCCCGTTTTCCAGTCCACGGCCTCGCCGGTCATGTCCTCATAGAGCACGCCCACGTCCATGATGCTGCGGAACCAAGTATCAGCGCCAAACCATCCGGTGGGCTCCCAGTTCGCGGTAAAGCCCCACTGTTGCTCCACCAGCTTGTCGGGGAAGCTGCCTAGTTCCACGATAAGCTTTTCTATCAGTGGATGCGCCAGCGCGTCGCGTGGGACGCCTTCTGCTTTGCCCTGGAGGAAATTGGCAATGCCGAGGTGAATTTCGCTGCCGCGCTTCATGGCGGCGCTGTCGGGCTCTTTAATCCCGTCCAGGAACTTGAGCTTGGCCTGGAGCGGGCACTGCTCATAGGTGGACAGCCGGCTATAACTCCACGCGTCGAATTTTGTTTTCTTAGCCAAAGGAAATCTCCTTCACCGCATGCTCTGGCGTGCGCCACTCGTATGTTATTTCCCGTGGTTCATAGATTTGGTCTATATCCTGGCGCTCGCGCGCTGCGATCATGTCGGAAAGGCTCTGGTTGCGCGTCTTGATGTGTGGGTGGCGGCCATAGGACCAAGGAAGCCAGGCGCCGCAGGAACAGCGCCATTCGCGGGTCACGGGCATTTTTTTAGGTCTCCCCAATTTGGTCCCTCTTTGCCGCTGGATCGCATCGGCACGCTCAACCTAGGCGCTTCCATAACGCTACGCAATAGCGCCATGTGCCGATTCCGCTCCTCAGTGACAGCAGAGATATTGATTTCATCGTACACCGTCACCAAAAAGCGGCACCCTGCATTTTTTGCCCGGTTCCACTCGATAAGCGCCTGCTTGGTCAGGTCCGCCGCGCTGCCCTGCACCTCATAATTAATCAGCTTGTATTCCCAGCTCTGCCATCGTCCCAGTTCCTTGACGAACCGCGGCGCCTCCGGGAAATATAGCCGGCCGCCCCAGGTGCGGATGGGATCGCCGGCGCGCACTATTTTTAGGATTTCATCGCTCAGGATTTTTCGGCCAGGCAGTCCCTTTTCGTGGAAAGCCTTAAATTCCTTGGCTTCCTTGAGGCTGCAATTCAGCTTGGCCGCAGCCGCCGGCGCCGCGCCACCAAAGATCGCCTGGAAGTTCAGCACCTTCACTTTGGTGCGCTCCAGCTCTTTGCCGGTCAGGCGCAGCAGCTCCGCGCCCACTACGGCGTGCGGATCAATCGCCGGGTCCGCCTGGTACGCGTCCCAGAGCTGGCCTTGCTCAAAATGAGCAAAGACGCGCATTTCCTGGCCGTCAAAGTCGCGATGCAGGAAAGTGTGCCCTTCATCCGGGAGAATATATTTCCGGCATAGCGGCAGGTTAGGCACGCCCAAAAAGTCGGGGTGTAGGTATCCATCGGTGCGGCCTTCAAAATCCTTGCTGATGTTGAGAAAGTTGTGCTTGTCGGTGCTGGGGCGGCCCGTGCGGGTGCCACCGTTGGGGTCACGCACCTGGTTCCAGTTGGTGGTGATGCGGCCACCGTTTATTTGCGCCTGCGCCAGCCAAGGATTTATGAACATGGAAAGACAGGTTTTGAGCCGGTTGCGATAGCCCAGCGCGGAGGCGATCGCCGCGCCGTTTTCGCCGGTGAACATTTCCGGCCGCAAATTATCTTTGGACATGCTCAAGGAGCCGTCCTTAGTAGTCTGCCAGGCGTCATTTGCCACAATGGCGCGGCGGCTTAAGGTCTCCGCCACATCCTGGTCAGCGTCAAAGTTCAGGCCGCTGGCGCGCAGTTCGTGGCGCAGCCACTCCTCTGCTTTGTCGAATGCCTGCCCGTAGTGTTGGCTGGCGTCTATCAGCCCCGGCACGTCGGCGCGCATGCCGTCTCGCTCATTCTCCATTAGAATGGGCATCAGCTCGCGCTCGCGGTTGTAGGCAGGCCACATACCGTTCTCCAACACGATGGGCGCGAGGTGACGAAACAGGCCAATGGTGCGGTCCACGTCGCCGCAGGCATAGGGTCCGGCGATGTCGCCAGGGGTGGCGAATATCCAGGCGCCCACCTTTGATTTTGTGATTTTCTTGGGCTCTTTGAACCGCTGTTCCTTTTTGTCCCACTCCCGATTCCACGGATGGGCGGCCAGCAGCCCGGCAGAATGGGACATAATCCACTCCGCCATGGCGTCCTTTTCCTCCGGCGGCCACTGCAACAAGTCCGCCGCCAGGTCTTTCAGGCCGCCGCTTTTGCTGTGCGGGTCACACAGATAGGCCAGAAACATGGTGTCGTGGATGCGATCCCACGGAAGCATGGGCAGTTTGAAATGATGACAGGCCACCTCCACGTCAAATTTCGCGTGGTGGCAGAGCACCGGCACGCCGCTGTCCCAGATGCGCCCTAGCTCTGCGCGGACATCCTCCCAGGTGCAGTTGTTGTTCGTCGGGTGCGCAAAGGCGCCGTAGCTGGTGGCGTCGTGCCAGGGCGCGTGAACAGCCAGCCCCACCGGCTTGGGCGGATACTCCGGCCGTTGTTTTATCGGGTAGGTTTCAAAGTCAATACAGGCGAATTCGGCGGGGATCATGAGCCGTCATCCTCCGCGTCTATGCCCGCCACTTTGAGGGCAGCTATCAGGGCCGCGGCCGGCGCGTCGCCCTCGCCTTCACAGCGGCTTTTCAGCGGGTCCAGCGGGTTGTAAACAGCCGCGTGCCATCGGCCGTCGTCTATTTCGTCCAGCATCCACAGCCTAAGCCCAACCTCCGGCAGCGCAGCTAGAATTTCGTCGGTGGGCTTGCTCACAAACGCTCCTTCAAAATCCCTTGGCGGCAAAGACCCGCTGTTTCAGAACGCATAGCTTGACCTCGGATACTATCCGGCTGTCGAAGCATTGCTGGCTCATGGGGTCGCTCTCAAACTCGGCCATGATGAGGTCGAGAAGCCGGTGCGCCTCGGCGTCGTTCTTCCACTTCGCCTCCATCTCGCGTTGGAATTTTTCGCTCACGCGCGGGTTCATTGTCGCTGGCATAATCCGCTCCTATGGCGTGAGGTTGGTTGGCTGGAACCCGCCAACGGTGGAGGCGTCCGCTGGTTGACGGGGCGGCGCGGGAGGCGGGTCGCAGTTAAACCGGACCTCGTATGTCGGCTGGCCGCACACCGTAATGTGGAACGCAGCGCCACCGACAAGGAAGCGATGAACAGAGGCAATGGCAATATCCGCCATCCGGTCCACGGCGGCTTCCCGTTCAAGACGCCGGTTCTCAGCCTGGAGCCGCAGATTGTCATTCGCTTCCCGCAGCCGCTTGTTTTCTTCGTAAAGGTCTTTGCCTTGGCCCATGTGAAAATCGCTCCTTATTGCGGACGAGGGCGGGCACGGAACAGCGCGCGACACTTCGCGCAACGCGCCCACGGGAAGGCCACCCACCAGTAAGATTTGTGCTCACACATTTTGCGCTCCATTAGCGCGGTGAAGCTCGCAGCCAGCTATGCTCAACGGCTTTCGCATCACCCAGCGTGACGGCGAACCCGAACAACTCTCTGTCGAGTTCGCGGATTGCCATCATCGTGAGATCGGCCTGCTCTCGGGTGTAAAACCGGATCGCCTTCAAGTGATCCTTCGTCCACTTGAAGGTGCTGACGTTGCCTATAACGGCAGCGGACAAATACTGCTGGCCCGGTGCTTCGACCAAAAATGCAAATTCAGGTTTATCAGTCATGGTTTTGGCTCGATTATTGTTCTGGGTTGATGGGGT